ACAGGGCACAGGCAAAACTGCTGCGGCAATTTGGGCCACCGACTACTTAATGACTCTAGGGCTGGTGCATCGCGTGCTCATCATCTGCCCGCTGTCTATTACTCAAATGGCCTGGATGGATGAGCTGTTCAGGGTAGCTATGCACCGCTCGGCTGGAATTGCCTACGGCACGGCTAAGGTGCGTAACGCGGTCGTAAACAGTGATAACGAGTTTGTCATTGTCAATTTCGACGGACTGGAAATCATTGAAACCTCCGTGATTGCGGGCGGGTTTGATTTGATTATCGTGGACGAAGCCAATGCGTTCAAAAACGTTAGTACCAACCGCTGGAAATCGCTGAACCGCATTATGGGGCAGCTCTCTTGCCGGTTATGGATGATGACAGGAACCCCGGCGGCACAATCACCTTTGGATGCTTACGGGTTAGCGAAACTGGTCAACCCTGCAGGCGTACCACGTTATTCCGGCGCGTTCAAAGACCTCGTAATGATTAAGGTGTCGCAATTTAAGTGGACACCCCGCAAAGAAGCCCCGCAATTAGTGTTCGACGCGCTGCAACCGGCCATTCGATTTACAAAGGAGGAATGCTTGGACTTACCGGAAATGACGTACACACAGCGTAAAATAGAGCTGACCCCGCAACAGAAAAAGTATTACGAGTTGATTAAAGACCGCATGGTTGCAACGGCGGCAGGAGAAACGGTTACGGCGCTTAATGCCGCTATCTTAATGACTAAACTGTTGCAGATTAGTTGTGGCGCAGTGTATACCGACGAGGGTAAATCAGTAGAGTTCGATATTTCCCATCGGTATAAAGCCTTGCTAGAAGTTATTGACGAAACCTCTAAAAAGGTATTAGTATTTGTTCCGTTCCGGCACGTTATTTTAAGCCTGTTGGATAAACTGCGCCAAGATGGTTATACCGTGGACACGGTGCACGGTAAAATAGGGGCTAAAATGCGTGACACGGTGTTTTATCAATTCCAGAACACGGAGCACCCGCGCTTATTGCTCTTGCAACCGCAGACCACCGCGCACGGCATTACCTTAACCGCTGCAAACACCGTGGTATGGTGGGGGCCAGTGCCCTCATTAGAGACATACGCGCAAGCAAACGCTCGCGTGCACAGAAAAGGACAGGATTCACCGTGTACGGTAATCCAGTTAGTAGGCAGTAAAGTAGAAGAGAAGATGTATAAGATGCTGGACAGTAAAATAGACATCCATGAGGAGATGTTGGCGTTATACGACGCCATTAAAACAGAAAGGTGAACCATGAGCGACACACCCGAGCTGACCATTGACAAGCTAGTAAAGATATACATTAAAATGCGGGACGCTTACGAGGCGAAGCAAGCCGTGTATAACAAGGAGTTGGAGTCTTTAAAAGAGAGCATGAATGCGGTTAAAGCCGCCATGCTTGAGCATTGTAAGGACAATAATGTTGACTCGTTGCGTACCGAGTTTGGCACGGCACGACGTAGCATCAAGACTAAGTACTGGACAGCGGATTGGCATAGTTTTAACGAGTTTGTGCTGGAGTATCGTATACCGGATGTGTACGAAAAGAAGATAAACCAAGGAGTTATGAAAGCATTTTTATCTGAGAACCCTGGTGTAGTTCCACCAGGCTTAAACGTCAGTAGTGAGTACACTGTTACCGTAACGAAACCTAAATGCAAAAAGTGAGGCTAAAATGAGCACTGCAATGAGCACGTTGTTTGGAACCCAAGTACCCGCCTTGAAGCTGGAAAACGACGCTTTAACGGACGCCCTGGCAGGCGGTGGTGGCACCAGTCGCCGTATCAGTTTGGAAGGGGGTGCTTTCCGAGAGATTATTGGCGGTAAGGAAGTCAACGTATCAGACTCACGCGCAATGGAGGTGGTAATTGTTAACGCCGCTCCGGTGTCGCGGATGTACTACGCGGGGACGTATCAGCCGGGTAAAGCCACACCCCCCACTTGCTGGAGTAGCGACACCAAGCGCCCCGATGCAAACGTCGCCCAGGCGCAGAACTTAACGTGCAACGGGTGCCCGCAAGACATTAAGGGCAGTGGGCAGAACGACACCAAGGCGTGCCGGTTTAGTCAACGGCTTGCGGTGGCCCTCCCCGGTACGCTGGCCGAAGGCCACGTCTATCAACTGCAAGTCCCCGCGAAGTCCATTTTCGGTGACGCGGAAAATGGCAAGATGCCCCTCCAGGCGTATGGCCGGTTCTTGAAGTCGCACAATACCCATGCCGTTAGCATCGTGACGGAAATGCGCTTTGATGTGGCCTCATCACCCAAGTTGATTTTCAAAGCCGTGCGTCCGCTGAATCAGGAAGAGTTGCAGTATGCCTTGGCCATGCGGGATTCTGAGGAATCACAGAAGGCGGTGCGGATTGACGTAGTGAAGAAAGAAGAAGCCGTAGCACCCCCTGTGCCGTTTGTTTCTTACGTGGCCCCCGCTGCACCAGAGGCTATCCCAGAACCCACCGTGCGTAAGGAAGAGGCTAAGACAGCCCCTCCACCCCCGTCTAACGCAAAGGCGAATCTGGCAGCCAAATTAGTCGGATGGGATGACTAATGTAGGCGATACGTCCTAATCTAAGGGGGGCTGGGAAACCGGCCCCCTTTTTTGTCCCGGAGTGATTATGGACACCGCCACATCCTTCTTAACATCGGTACTTAGCCCTAGCGGTTCGTATTGCTTATGGGCTAGACGTAGTGCGGATAAACACATTATCCAAGCGTTTTACCCCACGATTCCTACCCTACTCAATACCGCCACGGCGCAGGATGCAAAGGGCTACGATGTCTATTTTGGCTTAGGCACTTTCGGGGCAGTGGAAACGCGGGTTGCTGAAAACGTGCAGCAGATGCAGTCGTTGTTTCTCGATTTCGACTGTGGGGAAGATAAGTACAAGCTCGGCAAGGGCTATCTAACGCAGGGGGACGCCCTGCAAGAACTCAAGTCCTTCTGCAAGACGATGCACCTACCCAAGCCCACAGTGGTTGACTCAGGTTACGGGATGCACGTCTACTGGCCACTGGCCACGCCTTTATCCCGGCAAGACTGGCTACCCCTGGCCACTAAGCTCAAGACCGCCTGCTTGAAAGCAGGGCTTCGCATTGACCCGGCGGTGTGCACTAACGCGGCCCAAGTGCTGCGTATACCAGGCACGCACAATTACAAGTACAACCGGCAGGAAGACGTGAACCTGCTGCATACCTTATCACTGCCTACGCATTACACGGACTTATCGAACCTGCTGGGGGTGGTGGAGGACGTACAGAGTGTTGAGGCTATATCCGTACCCATGACGGACAACCTCATGCAGGACTTGGCAGGGAGTTACACCAGTCGGTTCCGTACCATCATCCAGAAGACCGCCGAAGGCAAAGGGTGCGCTCAACTGGGCCTGATTATTTCCAACCAGGAGACGACACTTGAACCCCTCTGGCGTGCCGGGTTGTCCATCGCTCAGTTTTGTACCGACAAGAACATTGCCATCCATCACATCTCCAGTCGGCATCCGAAGTACAGCCAAGAAGACACGGAAGCCAAGGCTCAACGGATTAAGGGGCCGTATCTGTGCAGTCGTTTTGATATGGACAACCCTGGCCTGTGCCCTTCCTGTGCCCACTGGGGGAAGATTAAATCTCCGATTTCCTTGGGACGTGAAGTGGTCGAGGCCACTGATGAGGACAATGTAGTTATCCAGAAGCCGGTGGACATCCCCCAGGCCCAACCGTTGCGGTACACCATTCCGAGTTACCCCAAGCCGTTTTTTCGCGGCAAGAGCGGGGGCATTTTCAAGCATTCCCAGACGGAATCGGGCGACTCGGCAGACAAGCTGATTTACTTTAACGACTTGTATGTGGTGCGTCGGCTGTCTGACCCCGAGTTTGGTGAGTCGATTGTTATGCGCCTGCATCTGCCGATGGACGGCGTGCGCGAGTTTACGGTGCCACTCTCGATTGTGGGTACCGCTGCGGATTTTCGGAAGCACTTAGCCATGCAAGGCGTAGCCGTTGTCAGCGTGACGGAACTCATGGAATACACCATGCGATGGGTGAACGAGCTGCAACACCAAGCCGAAGCAGAGGAAGCACGGCGGCAATTTGGTTGGGTGGATGACGAAGGAAAGTGTTTTGCAGTGGGGAATATGTTGGTCTATGCCGACCGTGTGGAAGTGAACTCGCCGTCTAGTGCCACCAGTGCATTGCTACCGGCCTTTAAGCCACGCGGCACTTTGGAGGGCTGGCAGGAAACCATGCGGTTCTACAACCGTCCAGGCATGGAGCCGCACCAGTTTATGATTGGGATTTCATTCGGTGCGGTGCTGATGGAGTTCCAACCTCTGAATGCTGCGGCGTTCCACCTGTACAGTAAGGAGTCCGGCCTGGGGAAAACTACAGGCATTCTGGCAGGGGCGTCCATCTGGGGGAATCCTGACCTTCTCATGTTGCAAGAGCGGGATACGTTCAACTCCAAAATGAATCGCGCTGAGGTGTACAAGAACTTGCCGGTCTACATGGACGAGCTGACGAACACCAAGCCACAAGATTTGTCGGACTGGGCCTATCAGTTACCCAGTGGTATGCAGCGCAATCGGATGGGGGCTAAGGGCAACCAAGAGCGGGCACGGGGCAAGCCTTGGAAGACGTTGTTCGGCACCACCGGCAACACGTCGATGCTTGAACGAATCAGTTTGTATAAACCCTTACCCAAAGCGGAGGCCCAACGTGTCTTGGAGTTCTGCGTTACCAAGATGGAGTTCGAGTCCAAGGCAGAAACGGATGAGTTAGCCAGCCGAATCAAACTGCACTATGGCCATGCGGCCATCCCCTATCTGCAATATGTGATGGCGAATCTGGAGGCGGTTAAAGAGCTGGCTGACCAAGTGCAGCAGAAGATCGATGTGCAGTCGGGCCTGAAAGCGGAGAATCGCTTTTGGTCGGTGCTGGTGTCGAGGGCCATTGCTGGGCTAATGATTGCCAAGGAAGTGGGGTTGATTGATTGGAAAATCGGAGCGGTCGTGCGGTGGGTAGTAGACCTGATGCAGCAGACCAAAGAGGTCGTCCAGGCCGCGGTTGACAGG